TAGATCATATAGTACCTCTCCGTTCGAAATTAGTTTGTGGTTTACATTGGGAGAAAAATCTCAGGATAATTTCAGCAGAAGAGAACCGATTAAAAAGTAACTTATTCTGGCCAGATATGCCCTAACACCAGAGCAAGCTCTGATAGATAATTTTTAAGGCTCACAATGAACTATGACGAAATCGCTCAAACTGGGGCGGACACAACACTCTTCGAAAAAGAAGCAGCGCCCTTTCAACTCATCCCGGATCAGCTCGAAGCGATCGAAGAGTTACTCGGATTCATCACCTCAACGCATCTCACAGACTGGTACTTCTGCTTCAAAGGTTATGCCGGTACAGGGAAAACCACTTGTATGCGGGAAGTATTACGAAGACTTGGGACTTCGTATGCTCGCATTGGCTGGACTGCTCCGACCAACAAAGCAGCCAAAGTATTGCGGGAAGTTGTTGGATCGGCGAGCACCATCTACTCTCTCTTAGGTTTAAGGGTAGATAAGAATGGCGAAACCAAGCAAATCGCACATGGAAAGCCCGTTGATCTGTCAGACCTGGATGTTATTGTAGTTGATGAAGCTTCGATGGTGAATGCGCATCTGTTTGATCTACTGTCGGATATTGCTGACAAATTCAACCTGAAGGTAGTTTTCATGGGGGACCCGGCGCAACTCCCACCCGTGAAGGAGTCGGAGAGCTTGGCCCTTCAGGGCGACACTGGCATCCAGCTAACCAAGGTGATGCGGCATGACAATCAAATCCTCGCTCTTGTCTCGGAAATCCGGCAGGTTATTTTCTCCCCGGCACCGTCAATCAACATTAAGTCAAACAACGACGGCGCTGAAGGCGTATGGAAACTGTCTAAGATCGACTTCAAAAAGCAGATCTTTGCAGCTGCGGCTCGTGGGGAATTCGCTGACGGCCACACGACAAAAGTCATCAGCTGGAGAAACGTCAAGGTTGACGAATATAACCAAATCGCCAGAGCCGCAATCTTTGGAGCAGCAGCGCAGCCAGGATTTTTTCTTGTGGGAGATCGAGTTGTCGCAGCTGGCCCTTGTGAGCGCAATGATGAGTTGCTGCTTCATACTGATGATGAGGCCATTGTGGAGGGTGTGATTGAGTGTAAGCATCCGCTGGAGCCGAAGTATCACGCGCTGGAGTTGAAATGTCGGACAGAAGAAAATCAACTAATTCGGCTGTTAGTTATCCATCCAGCGAGTCAGCAACAGCACGATAACGATTGTGAATTGTTAGCTCACGAAGCTCGCGCAAACCCGAAGCTCTGGAGAAGGTTCTGGGATCTGAAAGATTTGTTCCATCAGATCAAGTTTGCCTATGCGATCACAGCTCACCGTTCGCAGGGCAGCACATATCGAAATGTATTCGTAGATTTCCAGGATACCTTATACAATCGTAATAGGAAGGAAGCATTTTCCTGCTTATATGTTGCGTGCAGTAGGGCGCAGAAAAATTTATATCTGGCGTAGGGGGTGTTATGGGCGGAGAAACGCCGTGGAGAGTGCTCCATACTCGGGCATACGATTGTTGGGTGAATATGAGGCAGCGATGCCTTAACCCTAATTGCCCTACTTATCCGTATTACGGGGGTAGGGGCATTACTATTCACCCTGACTGGGACCTGTTTCCCCAGTTCTTAGCAGATATGGGAGACCCGCCTCAAGGGCTAACATTGGAGCGAAGGGAAAATGGGGAGGGGTATTCTCGTTCCAATTGCTATTGGGCTTCTATGGCGGAACAAAACGACAACAAACGCCCCCAGAAGGTTCGAACGGATAATCGCACAGGTATTAAGGGAGTAGGGCAGCGTCGGGATGGCAGCTACATAGCCAGAAGTGATCAGAAATCCGGAACTAAATTGCTTTACTACGGGCCGGATTATGAATTGGCAGTAGCTGCTAGGAAGAATTGGGAATTAACTCAACTCAAAACTGACTAGACGTAGTTATTCACCGGGATTACTATTGATTAATCCCGGTGAATAACCCCAACATGAGGCTGAAATGGCATCCGAACTAATCAACGAACAGGTCCAAGATTGGCGCAACCGTGCAGCTCTCGGCCAGCTATCAATCGATGAGATGAAAATCGCTATCGAGGCAATCCGCAAGGAGCGCGCCAACCTGGAGGCCCCGAAACCGAAGAAGCGCGCCGCTGCAGGAACCGCAGCAAAGCCGAAGAAGCTCAAACCGGAAGATGTAGACTCCGATGATCTGCTGAAAGAACTAGGCATCTAACCGTAGTACAACTACAGAGGCTCGAAATGCAAGTAGCAAAACTCACGATCAAGAAGCAAGAATCCTATGAACCCGATGCTGGGAAGCTGGTGGGCTCAGTGGTGCTAGAAGGTCCGACCGGCAAGCAGGAAATCGTTTTGTCGGCAATGGCAATGTCCCGTATCTTCGGCGTCATTGCTGAAGAGATGATCGAGCGCAGCCGCAACAATGCGAAGATGGTGCGCAATGCAGTAGAGGAAGCTATTCACGAGCCTCTGTTGCTCAACGCTTCGGAGATCAGTCCTGATGACCTCCTCTAAATTTCGCCCGATGTTCCCGAATGCAGTTGACTCCACGTTGATTGCTGCATTCCGCGCATGTCCGCAGAAGTTTTTTCTCAGTTACGTAGAGCATTGGAAAAGCACCACCAAGAGCGTCCATCTCGTTGCCGGGGGTGCATTCGCCTCAGCAATCGAAGCCGCTCGGGAAGCCTTCTACGTCGAAGGCAAGTCCAACAGCGACTCTGAAGCCATTGGTATGACTGCTCTTATCAAGGGTTACGGGGATTTTGAATGCCCCCCGGAATCCACCAAGTCCCTCGAACGCATGCTCGGAGCTTTCGAATTCTACTTGTTCAACTACCCCTTAGGGGGCGATGGTGCCGAACCGATTACGTTGCCTGGGGGTCGAAAGGGTATTGAGTTCTCTTTTGCTGAGCCTCTTGCTATTAACCATCCTGTTACCAGTGTGCCTATTCTCTATACTGGGCGTAGTGATATGGTTGCCAATCGTCATGGTACAGGGATCTGGAACTACGACGAGAAAACCACCAGCTCCTTAGGGGCTACTTGGGGCCGGCAGTGGGAGATGCGCTGCTTCGCCCCAGGGCATGAACTGCTTACTCGGGAAGGCTGGGTACGGATCGACTCTCTGTCCGATGGCGTAGAAGTTATGCAGGTGAACGAAAATGGTTCAATGGATTTTGTGCTCCCTACTGCGTACCATTCTTATGCGATGGATGGGGAATTAGTCTCTATTGAAGGTCGCCGGCTTTCTCAGCTGGTTACAAAAAATCATCGTGTACTCCTCAACAAGCGGCGTGGCGGTACTATGACAGTATTGGCAGAAGATCTACATCTGCAGGATGTTCATCATTATGTGCCCCTGTCTGGGAATCATTATGAACAACGGTTGCCCGAAATTCTGCAGAGATTTTTAGTAGCAGTTCAAGCCGATGGAACCCTTCGACCATCTAAAGGTGTTCAAACTGGTGGGCAAGGACATAGAGAACACTCCCCGCATCCGGCTGTAGCCTTCAAGTTCGTAAAAAACAGGAAGGTAGAGAGGTTGGTCGAAATTCTAGACGAACTCAAAGCTGATTATACCGGTAACTATGAGACGGGAGAAATTTACTTGCCCGGGTTTAGCCTGCTAGCTGAGTTGGTAGCTACTTACCTGAGCCCTGATAAAAAGTTTCTTCCAGGCCACGAGTCGATGTATGGCGACGCTTTCCTGAATGAACTGCGGCATTGGGATGGCTGGGAAAATCAGTACTACACGAAATATAAGAGCAATGCGGAATTCGTTTCGACTGTGGCGGCTTTGAATGGGCGTGCTGCTTCTGTGACATACAACACACGTGACAATTACACAGTTGTTTTGAGTGATGATGTCAACCGGACCCTCAAATCAGTCAAATTGCAAAATGTACCTTATAAGGGATTAGTTTACTGTGTAACTGTCCCTGAAGGTTACCTGCTCACACGCCTGAATGGGAACATTTCTATCAGTGGGAACAGTCAATTCACCGGCTACAACTGGGCTCTCCTCCAGCAAGGCATCAAACCCCAGGGCACTATCGTCCGTGGCGTCTCCATCCTCAAGACCAAGTACGACACGATGGAAGTCCCGACCTACCGTAGCCCCCATGAAATCGCCCTCTGGGAAAAGCAAACTCTCAGAGATATCAAACGAATGATAGCTTGCTGGGAAGAGGGGTACTGGGATTATGACATCGACGGAGCGTGTACAGAATACGGGGGATGCCAATTCCAACGAATCTGCAAATCCAGCAATCCAGAGGAATGGCTCCCGGCCCACTTCCAAAGGGTCGTTTGGGATCCTCTTGAAAGAGCTCAAATCTCTGTTGAGGCATATGAACGAAAATGGGGATTCACTAGGCCTGAGGGAAGCGAGCCTGCTCCGGGATTGCCCGGTGCGCAAGCAGGAGACGGACAGGCTCTTGGAGAAGAACTCAAAGGACTGATGTGACATGCCCTTCTTCCGGCAGTTTTACATCTACGACAAGTACCTCGGCTCCTCTGAAGATCACACCCGATTCATCCACGGGGAAGCCCAGCAGCCTGTCCCTTATGTGATGTTCTGCCCATGCTGTGGGGAGATTTGGTCGAGAATGCCGGTGTTGAATTCGCTGGCGGATTGGCGGATTGTTGGTGGTTACTGCGAAAAGCACGGCAAGTCTCGCTACGCAATCGCAGGCTCCCTGATGCTCAATTGGGAACCGGAACTCACAGCTATCTTGCCGGATGAAGTTATCAGAAGGGAATTCGCCCTGCACTTACGACTATGGGATAAGGAAAATGACAGAAAGCTGGAAGGAGCCTGAAGAGGACAACATGTCAATAGGGGAGCTGGCTGAGTGGCTGCAGAAGTTGCCGAAGGAAATCCACCATCTCCCTGTGCACCTCACCCGCGACATGGAAAGCTTCAAACTCAACATCTCCCGCATGACAATTTCAGATGGGTTGCGTTATTACTCTCTGGGGGCTCTCGTGGGAAGGTCCACATTCAACGGTCTGTGTTTAGCAATCAGTGCAGATAATACGGAGTACTAATATGATAGAAGCTATAAGCATTGCAGGGCAGATCGTAGAAGCGGTTACAACTGAAGTGCTCTCCGATCTCCCCGGCGTGAATGTGATGCTGATGGGGCCATCCGGCACGGGTAAAACCCACGCTATCGGAACCATTGCCGAAGCCTACCCCGATCTGGAAGTGTTCTACCTCGGACTAGAGCCAGGTATGGAAACTCTTCTCGGCTACTACAAGAGCAAAGGGAAACCTCTGCCCCCTAACCTCCATTGGCATTACCTGGAAGCAGCTAAAGCCTCTTTTAAAGACATGCTGGAAGGGGCAAAACGTGTCAACACAATGTCACTCGAAACTCTTGCCAAAACCAACGACCCAAATCGTAGTAAGCATAACCGATTCATCAAACTCCTCGAAGTGCTCAACGATTTCCCTGACGACCGAACAGGCAAGAAATTTGGCTGTGCTGATGAATGGGGACCCAACAGGATACTCGTCATCGATGGAATGGCGGGCTTGGCACGTATGGCTATGTCACTCGTTGTCGGTAATAAGCCAGTCAAGAACATTAGCGATTGGGGAATAGCCCAGGATCAGATCGAGAAGGTCATCAATCTCTGGACGGATGCTTGCAAGTGCCATTTCATCCTCATTGCTCACGTCGAACGGGAGAAGGATGAAGTTCTCGGTGGGATCAAGCTGATGGTGAGCACACTCGGCAACAAGCTGGCTCCGAAATTGCCAGCTATGTTCTCGGATGTGGTGCTGGCTGTCCGCGAAGGCTCCAAATTCACCTGGGACACTGCGAATAGCCAAGCGGATGTCAAGACTCGGAATCTGGCAATTGCCGCTGGATTGCCTCCTGACTTCAAGCCGATCTTTACCTCGTGGCTGTCGCGGGGTGGGAAGTTTGTTGAGGGCGTGCGGGATGCTAATAGCCCCCCAGAGGAATAATCAACCGTGATTAACAAATAGTAATCGCGGGTAATAACTACCCTAACCCTGACAGGAGGTGCGTAAATACTAGCAAAACTGGCTATTAACTAGCCCCAATCGGTAATATAGTTTCTCTACGGTGCGAGCACCGGCAAATGTTACAAACTCTCTTAATCTCCGAGGCTATCAAAATGTTCGACGCTGACTCATTCTTGAATTCCGCAGTAACCGGCTCCAATTCCACGAAAGTCGTTCCGTGCCCAGTGGGCGAATTTCCTGGTGTTATCGACAAGATCGCAGCACGCCAATGGCAGTCTGGCGATGGTACGAAAACCGGCGTGGCCCTCGATGTGACCTGGGCAATCGAAGACGACGAAGCCAAAGCTACAACTGGCCGTGACGTCGTCACCGCTCGCCAAGGCATCATGCTGGACCTCACCCCCGATGGTGCTATCGACATGGGTGAAGGAAAGAACGTGGCTCTCGGTCGCTTGCGTGCAGCTACCGGCCTCAACGATCCCTCAGTTGAATTCTCCTTCAACCAGCTTCCTGGCCGCATGGCTAAGGTCAAGGTCGGCCATCGCCCGGACAAGAACGACCCGGAGATTGTCTACGCGCAAGTTGATGCAGTAACCTCACTGGGCTAAGCAACCCCCAGTAACAAAACTCGTTGCAATAGCCCCCGGAAACGGGGGTTCTTACTGGAGGAGATATGCTCGCCGTATTCATCGCAATCTTCATGTTGGCAGAGACAAAAGCACACTGGCTCTGGTGGTGCGGATTTATCATAGTGTTGTTCGTGACTTTCGTGGCGTCGTTACATGGTGCCGGGGGATGACCGCTACCGCTCAAAATCAGGACGCTTCGGCGTCCTTTTTAGCTGAAAATCCCTCACTACCGTAGGACAACAGCATGACAGCACAGCTAATTAAGACTTCTGACATCCAGATTGACCAGAATCGCCAACGTAGGGAATTCGAATCTCAAGCACTCGCAGAGCTAGCTGCCGGTATCCGCGCCCGAGGCCTCATGCATGCCATCGTCCTCCGGGAACGGGATGGCGCTATGGTCCTCGTGGCCGGTGAACGCCGCATGCGCGCAATTGATGAGGTGCGCATGCTCGGCGGCACGATTAAATACAACGGAGAGGTAATTCCTGATGGATTTCTACCATACGTCACGCTCGGTCAGCTCACCCCTCTTGAAGCAGAGGAAAGTGAACTTGAGGAAAACCTGCATAGAAAAGACCTCACCTGGCAAGAACGCGCTTCCGCACTATCGAGGCTCCACAACTTACGCAGCAAGCAAGCTCATGCGGAGGGAAGAGTCCACACAGTTGCGGATACAGCGGTCGAGGTCAAAGGCAGAAGTGACGGAGCTTTCCAAAACACTGTTCGGAAGGATATTATTGTCTCTCAGTATCTCCATATTCCTGAGATAGCAAAAGCAAAGAACACTGATGATGCCTACAAGATCCTCAAGAAGCAAGAAGAAACCAAGAAATATGCTGCTTTGGCAGCGCGCGTAGGTTCCACCCTCTCCCACGAATCCCACAAGGTTTTCAACACCAACTGCCTTTCGTGGATGATTTCCACTGACCCGGAGCAATTTGATGTCATACTCACCGATCCTCCTTACGGAATGGGTGCCGACGAGTTTGGTGATGGGGCTGGCAAGCTCGGGGGAATCGAGCACCACTATAAGGATGATTATGAATCCTGGAGGGTCCTCATGCAAGACTGGGCTCCACTGGCCTATCGAGTGGCCAAAGTGGAATGTCATTGCTATGTGTTCTGCGATATCGACAACTTCCATGAACTCAAACGAATTATGCAGTCGGCTGGCTGGTGGGTTACTCGCACTCCATTTATCTGCACCAAGCCTAATTCCGGCCGCGTCCCCCACCCTGAGAATGGCCCCCGTCGCCAATGGGAGATGATCTTATATGCCATTAAGGGCAAGAAGAAAACGACCGGTATCTACCCTGATGTTGTTACGACTTTTGCTGACGCAAACACCACCCACGGTGCGCAGAAGCCTGTCGCTCTTTATTCTGATCTTCTTAAGCGCAGTGCGCGACCTGGTGATCGCGTGCTTGATAGCTTCGCTGGGAGCGGTACTATTTTTCCCGCTGCTCATGCTGCTAAGTGCTTGGCTACTGGGCTGGAGCAGAATTCAACTTACTATGGGATCTGCCTGCAACGGCTCCAAGGACTAACCAACGTAGACCCAGCGGAGCAAGGCAAGACTCTGATGGCGGAACTCAACCAGCTGAAGGAGTAGTGTGATGGATCACCCTGAATATCGCCTACGCAAGTGGAATTCCAAGCTGGTGTTGGTTACGACCGACCCGGAGTCGCTGATGATGGATCCGGATCTGCCGGACTTCTATATCTCCGACGGCATCCGGCTGCAAATGATCGCGTGTCGGAACCTCTGCCAGCGAACTCTGGAAAAGTGTTGTGTAATAGGGTATGGAACACAGAGGAATATCTGATATGGATGATTTCAATAAATTTAAGGAATTATTTGATGCTCGCTTTCTCGTAACTCCGGGTTGCTGGCTTTGGACTGGGAGCCTGACAACAGAAGGCTACGGCAGATTAAAAGTTCGTGGTAGACAATTTGGTGCTCACAGAGTTTCCTATGAGCTGCATGTAGGGCCTATACCAGCAGAGCTGATTATCCGCCATAGATGTGACAATCCCAGGTGTGTTAATCCTGAGCACCTAATACCCGGCACTACCTTCCAGAACATGCAGGACAAGGTGGAAAGAAATAGACAGGCTAAAGGGTCTGCAAATGGGAAATCTAAGTTATCCCAGGAACAAGCTTTAGAAGCCATAAAACTGCGGAGGGATGGCTGGACTCTGCAAGCTATCGGGGATAAGTACGGAATCACAAAACAAAGCGTGTACGCAATAATGACACGAAAAAATTGGAAACATCTGGAGTGAATTTCTAATGGCTCAAATGACAGTAAAAGCTTCTGGACCGCGTAATGCCTCTATAATGATTGTCGGAGATTACGCACATGAAATGTGTTTACGTAGAGGAGAACCTTTCATCGGTGGTGGGGGCTTTGAGTTAAGTAAGATGCTGAGTGATGTCGGTATTCGTCGTGATGATTGTTATTTAACCTTAGTGTTGAAATCTCGCTCCTACCCGAACGAACTCAACATCATCGACAAAAAGAAAGACCGTCAGCCAAATCACGTGTTCTTCCAAGGGCACTACATCACGCAGAAGCTCTATGACGCGTGCATGCAACTCCGGGAGGAGGTGGAGCTAGTCAAGCCTAATGTTATCTGCACGGTCGGGGATTTGGCTCTATTCGCTCTCACAGGGGTTACCTCTTCCTTCAACTACCGCTCTTCCATCATGGATAGCGTGCTCACGCCGGGGTATAAGGTCATTCCGACTCTGCGCAGCGATATCATCCATACGCAATATGCACGCCGTCCGTGGATGCTGCACGATTTGAAAAGAGTTAAAACCAACTCGCTGACTCCGGGGCTTTTTCACCGGGATTACAAATTGTTAATCGCGGTTGATAACTCCCCTCAGTGGTTTGAAACTATAGCTACACGACTCAAACTCCTGCGCAGGCAATTAGAGCTAGGCTATAACGGCCCAAAAACTCCCCTTGCGTGCGACATTGAAACACGCGGTGGTCACATCACTTGTATTTCATTCGCATGGTCGGCAACTGAAGGTCTGTGTGTGCAGCTCTGCCCTCTCCGCAACCCCGAAGGATTCTGGACTGCCGAACAGGAAGCGGAACTTGTTCGGCTGATGTGCGCAATTCTCACCCACCCCAACGTTCTCCTGGTCGGGCAGAACTTCAATTACGACCTCCAGTACATCTTCCGCCATTGGGGTATCCTCCCGACGAATGTAGCTGACACAATGCTCATGCAGCATTCCGCGTTCAGCAACCTCCCGAAGAACCTCGGCTTCCTTTCCTCTATGTATTGCGAAGATCACCTCTACTGGAAGGATGACCGAACTGACTGGAAGGAAGGGGAAGACGGAGAGGACGAAATGAAATATTGGGAGTATTGCGCTACCGATTCCTGCCGTACCCTTGCTGTCTACCACACCCTCAAATCCGTGCTCAAGGCCATGAACCTGGAAAAGGTCAACGAATTCCAGCAACGCTTGCGCCCGAAGGTTCTCAAGTCAATGATTCGCGGAGTGCGGGTCGATCAACAAAAACGCTCTGATCTATCACTCACTCTCATGCGAGAGGTGGAATCCCGGAAACATTGGATGAGAGAGGTGATTGGGTATGAAATCAACTACCGCTCACCCATGCAAATGCAGGATTTCTTCTATCGGCAGATGGGATTAAAACCAATCATCAACCGAGCAACCGGAGGCATCACCACCAATGACGCAGCCCTTCAATCCCTGGGGGCTAAAGAGCCCATCCTCTGGCCGGTTATTAGAAAGATATCTGAACTCCGCTCTCTCGGGGTCTTCCATTCCACTTTCGTTCTGGCTCCCCTCGACAACGATCGCAGAATGCGTTGCTCCTTCAACATTGCCGGTACGGAAACCTATCGCTTTTCATCCAGCAAGAACGCCTTTGGCAGTGGAATGAACATGCAGAACATCCCCAAGGGCGGAGAAACTGAAGACGCGGGGCTAGACCTTCCCAACATCCGAAATATTTTCATCCCGGATGAGGGGCAGACCTTTTTCGATATCGATCTCGATAGTGCTGATCTCCGAATCGTCACCTGGGAATCCGGTTGCGAGTGGATGAAAGAGAATTTCAAAGCTCGCCGTAAGCCCTATGTGGAAGTGATGAAGGAATACTACCATGACCAAACTATGTCGAAAAATTCGCATCCGCGCGAGTATGCGATGTTCAAGTCTCTGTGCCATGGCACGAATTATCTCGGAACAGCGGAGGGAATCGCACCTCGTATTGGGCTCAACGTACATGAAACTGATCGGATTCAAAAGTGGTACTTTGGCCTTTGTCCGGAAATTGCCCAATGGCAGAATGATATTAAAAAACAAGTGTCTGGTCGTAGATACGTGGAGAACGCATTCGGCTACAGAAATTACTTTTTCGACAAGATCGAAGGGACCATTTTTAATCAAGCCATTGCATGGATACCGCAGAGTTCTGTTGCGTGCCTGATTAACAGGGCATACGTGGCAATTGACGACCTGCACGGGGATTGGATACAGATTCTTTTGCAGGTGCATGACTCCCTGGCAGGTACGTTTCCTAGCAGCAGAAAGGAGGAGGCATTGAAACTAATTCGGGAAGCAGCTTCTATAGCAATACCGTATGAGGACCCACTCTACATTCCTGTAGGTGTGGTTTCCAGTGAAAAATCGTGGGGAGAATGTGGATGACAGCACTGGGATTAGGGGCAGCCTTCCTGCTCTATGCGATTTGCAGTTGGATCCATGAAATGATCCTGACTGCTCGCATGCGCAAGGGTCTCAAATACATTGAGATAGGTATCACTAAATACTATGAAGACCTTTACAAGGAGTATAATGAAGATTATCTGGGAAAGCGGCCTCGAAAGGAACTATAACGTAGGGGCTTTACTTGTGGGGCTCCGGCATAGAGCGCAAAGACCAGCCTATGTGACTTTAGAACGGAGTGAATTGCTGGTCTTACTTACAGATGAAGGAAGATTATGGGCCTGTAAAACACTTATACCCGCACTTAAGGAACCAACATGAAAATCATTCAACTACTAGCAGCAATCGATGGGGAATCGCCAGGGACAATCGGCAGCCAGATCTACGGCTTGGGGGATGATGGGGTGGTGTATGAGTTGGAAAGCGCCCGACCGGTGAGAACACTCGGCCCTACCTACGCTGGAGGCCCAAAACGATACTTTGATGGGGCTACCGGAGGTTGGAAATTAATCTGCCAATCTCACGAACGCTCCGAGGTAATCCTCAATCCTGACCGTCCATAAGAAAAGGGCTCCAGTTTCGGAGCCCCTAGTTTCTCACCGCTATTACTTTTCATTAATCCCGGGTAATTACACCTTCCACACTGCCGAAATCATCAACCTCAAATCATCCGGGTCGATCTTATTCGGCGGCACGGTCAGCTCTTTCAGCAATCCAGCAGCTTGTAATCCCGCTGTCACCAGCTGACTACAAAACCAATTCCCTTCCGTCGTCCATTCAGTCGAAAAGAAGAAAGCAATGATCCCGAGTCGGTTGTAGCTCTTGCCAAGTTGCTTCGACATGAACGCATAGAAGAGTTGCTGCTGGTGATCGGAGCAATGAATAGTTACTTGCTCCACCGGCTCTTTCTTCGTGTAGCCATAAGGCCGTATCCGTACCCCAGACTTGATATTCTTTCCCAACTGATCTGCTCGGGCCCCCAGCAGATTCCCCGAATCTGGCAGGACACAATCAACATGAGAGAACTTGCCATGACCGAACCACTTGATCAAAGCCGCCCCTACCCCATTCCCCTCAACAAATTGCAAAGTGATTGTGCCCATTGCCAGCTCTTAGGAGTGCGTTACGATGGTGTTGGCGATTTCAGCCCCGACTGATGCCGGAGTAGCTGCCGAGACTGCGGTGAGCTTGGCCGACAGGGTAGCGAGAACTGCACTGACCAGCTGAGCTGCTGCCGGGACAGCCGCGTTCTCAATTGCCGGGAGGGTTGCTATCAGGTTGGCAACAAACGCCGTTCCCTTAACCGTGGCCGAAGCCGGATTCACCCACTCCTGCGGATTCGCTTCGATATCAGCCAGCGTGCTATTCACCAGCGTCAACACCGGGGGAAACACTTCCGATGCTGTGAGGGATGCCAGATCTGCGAAGATATTACTGCTCATAGTTGTTACTCCAATTTGCGGCTCTGCCGCGTCAGGGTTGTTGAAAGGGTTGAGCCGTTCCTGGCCCCTCCCCGTTTGTTGCACCGCCGGTTGCAAGGTTGGCACCTTGATTTGCTGCTTGGGTGTGCCAGCAGTAGAGCCCGAAGGCTCCGAGGGCACCTTTGATACAGCCGATAAGATCGTCGGCACCTTTGACTTGACACCAGACCAAAGCTGTCCAAAGCGCGACGAGAGCTGCTGCTGCAATCCATTGAACATAGATGAGGCCCTTATTCATGAAGTGCTCCTTGTTCCAGGTTCGTGGCCATCCGATTCATACGGCCATTCGCATATTGTGGCTGCTTTAACGAGGCAAGATAACGCAGACGTTTGGCGTTGAAGCGAGCGACGACTTCCCAGGGATTTGCGAATCCAATTACATCAGCCAGATCCTGCCCGAGTTGCTTACTGCCGATGATTTCCTGAAGCCATTGGATAGGATGGCCTCCGTTGTAGGCGGTGTCGAGGATTTGAAATGCAATCGGGGTTGGGTAGAGTTCGCAGCCAAATGGCACCCAGTATTCCTGCTCTGCTATTGCCATTGCCATAGCCTCCGGCAATTCCTGCATGGCCCCCCGATAACCCCATTTATAGGCTACCCGAGCCGTGACGCCATAACGAGTCTGTCCACCATTATCCACTGTATAGCCGCCCTCATTAATTTCGAGCAGCTTCCAGCACGCTTGAAACTTAGCTGTCGTCATCATGCAGCTCCTTCCCTAATTTCCTTCTACGCACGCGGTCCCGATACTGCTTCTCCTCCCTCCGTTTCAACTCCGAAGAGAAGACCTTATCCCGGAGCAGGACCACCACCTGCAGAATGGTATAGACCAAGGTGACTGCTACCAGCCACTCAGCCAGTCCATAGCCTAAAAAATGCATCCCCACCATCGATACTGGCGGCGCTGCCTTTATAGCACTAGCGACAACATCCTTGGTAGTGTCATCCATTATCGACATCCCTGAATTCCCCCGTAATTAACCGCTATTACTTTTTGTTAATGTATGTCGAAAACCACATCTATCAGTTTGCGCCAGAAATCCCTACACACGCCGAAAAAGTATCGATGAAGGCAGCTGCAGTATTTTGCACCTGAATCGTCACGCTCTGATTCGTTTCTGCTGACCAAGAGGTGAATCCAGGCACATTAGACTGAATCTGGTAAGAGTTTTGAACATTAACCAGAGCAGCCCCATAAGTTACCACATAAGTCCCTGCCCCTGTCCTGACAACTGAAGCTATATTCTGGGATTGGGAAATAGTAACCACGCCAGCCACTGCGGAAAATCGCACCCAAGCAGCGGGAATATCCGCTGCTACTCTTGGTAGCCCCAAGGCACTGTAAATACCCTTGTTAATATCATTCAGCCACGCGCTGACAATCGGCGTGTTCTGATTGTAATCCTGGTATATTGTACTAGCCATAGCAGCCTCTAATTGTTATTAGCAAAAATACCCGTGGTGTAAGTCGGATTGGAATAGGACCAGCCAACAGCGGTATTCCCTGTAATATTATGGAAATTATCTGACTGTACAGCAATAAAGATCCCAGCTCCCGTTCCCTTATCATCCATACGATTTGCGCTGGCAGTTAATCGGCTTCCTGTCAGAGCATACACCGTCGGTTGTGTGTAAGCTACGTTTGCAGTTCTCTGAAAATGATTTCCAATTAACTGCACAACTGTCCCTGTGTTTGCTATCACATAAGCAAAATCTAGAGCATTAGCAGAAAAATAACTTCCAGTTACAATTACTTGTCCTTGTACAATGTCAAAAGCATTCAGTGGGATTGCATTAGCGAGAAACACACAATTCGTAAAGAAAGTCTGTGCCCCCGCCTGCTCTTGCAAATACCAACCAGTAGCTGTCGTAGCTACCGTAAAATAACAGGCAACAAACTGAATTTCCCCTGCACCATTATTAACTATATTAGAGTTAGTATCAAAGTCACATCCGACAAAGCTGCCAAAGGTAGACCCCCCCAAAGAGGGCTCCGAACCCACATAGAGATTGACCGCAGTTCCTGCAAAAAATAATGAATCTGTAACTACTAGATCATCCATTCGACCGGAATTCAGCCCGATAGTGCCGGTACTGTTGAATATAGTGAGTAGGTTAGTTGTCAGCCCAAAAGGCCAGTTATGAATCTTATCCAGCCGAACTGTATCCACTGAACCATCAATCCAAATAGCGGCAGTGAATGCGGAAATATCTAGTTCATCAATTACAGCTCCTCCGCAGTTCAACCGCATGTCAATACCGACCATGGCGGCGACAATCTTCAGCCTGTGAATTTTAAACCGAGGAGTAGACTGAGCGTAGACAGCTGGGGGGTACGCAGTTAAACTTGCGCGAGAGGTTGTATTAGGCTGCACAAAAGAAATTTGAAAATTATCTAGTTGTGGTCCTGGCTCACCAGTAGCGAAAACAATTACACCCAAAGCTGACAAGTTAAAGGAAGCCTGAACCAATAAAATAGTACTGTTCGGCCCATCGCCATAAAGAGACTGCCCTAGGGTAGAAATGGTCAGTGCGTTGGAAACAACACATGTCCCTGTAGCTATGTGTACGCGTTTTCCGGTGTTTAAAGCGGCTTGTATGGCAGCTGTATCATCATGACTTCCATTACACAAGGCACCAAAATCTGCTGCATCTACAGTTTGCTGTAACTTGCTAGTAACAGATTCGGCAACACTTCCAGTAGCCCCCTGCAAATATTGAAGATTGCTTGTTGCAGCTGTAGCTGTCGTAGCATTGGTTCCCCCATTTGAAATGCCTAAGGGAAATGTCGGGAGAATCGATGTCGGGGCTACCCAAGTTGGGGGAGAAGCCCCATTAGCTTGCAAAATGAATCCAGAAGCCCCAGGGGCTACTGAACTAGCCGGACTCCCCCCAACCAACAATCCATTAGAAGTCAGGGCAGGGGTATTGATTGCCCCATTAAAGGTAGCCGCTCCATTAACCTGAAGATTATTAACTGGGAAGGTCTGGGCTACGGCGACTTGCCCAACCAGGAGCAACAGACAAAAGAATAGTTTTTTCATACCTGAACTCCGGCAGCATCGACCCAGATAGTTGGAAGGATTTGCGAGGCGTAAATAGGAATACCCAGCGTGGTGTCAAAATAAGGCTGTCCCACGAATATAGGCGGAGCTGGCCGCGAGGCAGTCGATCCAGAAAGTTGTGTGACCCCAACAGCCCCTAGGATATACGTGGCCAGCACAGATAATGGAATATCTGCAGTCTGCCCAGTGACAACCCCTGTACAGGTATCCGTACCCTGCGGAACTCTCCCATTTAGGGGATAGGAACCTTGTTCGGCCATGTTATTTCCCCTTAACGAACGCGACGCGCACGAAGAAAACCAAAGACATTACAGGTGCCCGTAGCAAAGCTAACTTCAGTCACCGCATAGACAGTAGTAGTTGCAGCCAAATTCACACGAACTACAGGGCTAGTAACTGCTAATTGGGCTCCAAGTGCTCCACCAGATAAAGTATACTGGCCAACACCGCCTAGAGTTACTGAAGTGGTGCTCACAGAAGAGTAGGCAAAAACTAATGAGCCACCTACGGAAGTCTGAAATAGCTGAACAGACTCCACATCCCAATCCCCAGCAGTTAAACTAATACTGGTGGCGTTAGTAACAGTTCCGGAAGTGAGTGGAACACTGCCCCCCCCAAAAGCTTGATACTCCCCCACACTCCCAGCATTTGCATTATTGTTGGTGGTTGTTCCAACAATCCCGCCAGTCTGCGAGGGCGTGATAGTGGTGGTTGCTGTTACAGAATTGAAAGCTCCTAGAAAATCTCCACTCCCGAGAACATTTATCACAGAAGCGGTTGTCGCTAACTGCGTGTTATTTGTAAGTACCGTGGGGCTAGGGGCTGTTGGGGTACCGGTAAGGGCCGGGGAGGCTAACGGAGCGTAAATGGAAGCAGCAGAGGCAGTTGTTAAATAGGAAGCAGCCGCAACTCCGCCAAGGGTCGCGGAATTAACAGACGTATTACATGCAAATCCTACCCCAGATGACCACTGCAGAGCACTTGAGGAAGTACTGCAGGAAGGTACAGAAATTGCTGTCGGGGAAGCTGAAGATCCAGCGGCATTCGCCAGCAGGGTATTAGCAGCTTGTAGGGCTAAATATGACAGTGGCAGGGAAGCCAGGGGCAAGGAGATGGTGCCCGTAGCTGTCAACCCGGGAACGGAAACTAGACTAGAGAAAGTGGCGCTGGTGCCAGCGATAGGACCAGTAAAAGTGGCTCCAGTGAGAGGGGCATAGAGAGCAAAAGCGGAGTTTAGTTCTGCAGCAGTGAGAACCTGCCCAGGAACGAACTGAGCTGAGGCGACGGCAGACCACAACAGGGCTGCCGTTAAGAGAAGTTTTTTCATCCCAGGGTACTCACGTCGAGAATAAAATTGATGTCTAGTTCGTAGACAGGACCGCCAGGGCGGGGAGGGTTGGCAGCGGAAGGCGTACCTGGGGGGTAGATCATCTGGCCGTTGGTATCGAGGATCGGGCAACCGTAGGTGTCCTGAATCGCCCAGCCACGATACTGCTGGATGGACGGGTAGAAGGCAGTGTTGACGAAAGCAGGCACGGTGCAACCTGGGATGGCGAAGCCGGGGATGGAGTTCTCTCCCTGCAAGGTGCAGAATTCGACATAAGGGAATTCGGTAGTGTCGCAGCGGGGTGGGTGGTAGGGGCGACTCCAGGGAACCGATTGATCATCCTTCACACCACGTAAAAAATCCTGGGGGTTACGAACCTCTTTATGATGTCGGCAGACATACAGGCCATTCCACGTGAACATGGCCATTCCAGATTTGTTCTTCCTACCACAAAGGTCGCAGACGAAATTCCACTCTCCGCTTTTGTAGTAGTCTGCCTCACCTTTCCCTGACATTTTCGTTTCTCACCGGGATTACAAAAAGTT